TTACCATAACAACCAGTTATCGATTGTTGGTCTTATATTTGATTGTGGATGGCTATCACGTTCATTCAGCCAATCGTAGAAAGGCACAGGGCGTTCTATAGATGGTGATTTATTGGACTTCATATTAGAACGCCCCACAACCTTGTCATACGCCCCTATAAATACGGCTCTTAATGTAGTGGCAACTGTCAGTACACCTTCTTTAATATCCATAGCTATTTTAAATAGCACATTCTTAGCTTTAATGAAGTCAGGTGCATTTTGAACCTGAGTAGCTAATACAACCTTGTGCAATTCATCCTTCAAATTGTCAGCTAATGGCAAGCTATTCATGAAATCAAATAGCATCACTTGGTACTCGTTCATGTACTCTTTTTTCTTTTCAGCTTGCAAAGCTATTCATTGCCAAGACTCATAATATTATTTGCTTGTTTAGAACTTAAAAAATTAAAAGAACTAGATGGTTGGTTTTCAGATTGTGGAGGGCAAACCGTGTCATTACTAGCTTCATCGGCTGTCTCTTGTTGGGACACGTTCGATGGGACATAAGGTAAAAGGCGGTAAATACTAGCCCCTTTAATGCCGTTTAATTTAGTGCTTGGTACTTTTTCGATTATGCCTAACTCTGCTAATTTCTTCATTGATCGATAAACCGTCTTTGTACTGATTTCCAATGAAGCAGCTATGGTACTCGCCTTTAAATGGCATATTTGAATAAGAGATCATAACGAAGGGTGGTTTACTATGCGGATAAAACTAAAAGAAGTAATGGAAGAACGAGGACTTACACAATCTAAACTGGCTGAAATGACAGGGATACGACAAGCTGCTATCAGTGAAATTGTTAACAATCGTAGAGATACAATCAACAAAGCGCATTTAGAAACCATTTGTAAGACGCTAGAAATAAAAAGTTTTGATGAAATATTGGAATGGGATTAGCAGATAACTAATAAAGGTTGTCTGTTTTTTTGTATACTTTCTTTGCTTTATTTCCTAAAATGGTAATATCAAGGGAGGTTTTATGTATGAAGAAATTATTTTACATTGGAGCATTGTCAGCATTTTTACTCGCTGCTTGTGGTGAGGAAGAGGTAAAGCCTAAAGAAGATGCTCCAACTGAAGAAAAGGAAGTTAAAGAGGAACCAGCTAAAGAAAAACCTGTTACCGCGCAAACAGAAGCAACTGAAGCTAGTCCATCAGAAGCTCAAAATGATACAATTGAAGCTTTTAAATCTAATGATTTCATGAAATTTGCAGATGCATTTTATGGCTTAAGTGCTTCTGAACGTTCAGATGTTTATCGTTCAACAGTTGAAGGTGCAATGGTAACATGGACTGGGATAATTACAGATTTAGAAACAGTAAAGGATAGCATTATTGTTATGGGTAAAACTGATGCATATAATGGTGCTGATTGGATTACTTTAGAAAATGATAATGCTGATTTAGTACCTTATGTAATTATCGTAGAGATGAATGATCCATCAGTTAAAACAGGTCTAAAAAAGGGCGATTCAATCACATTAAAAGGTGAAGTTGGCGCTCGTGGAGATATGGACATGAAATTTAACTGGAAATTATATAAAGGCGAGATTGTAAAATAATTAATTAAGGTCACTCAAACGAGTGGCTTTTTTTATTGAAAATAAATAGTAAAAAAGTAAAATAAATTCAAATAATTTATTGTACGTATAAATAATACGTGTTATAATAAGAGTATAGAAAGGAGATGAAAAACATATCATCAAGAGAAATAATCAAGATACTTAACAAAGATGGATGGTATTTACATAGGACGGTTGGAAGTCATCACCACTTTAAACATCCTACTAAAAAAGGAACTGTTACAGTTCCACATCCAAAGAAAGACCTTAAACTAGGCACTACAAACTCAATACTAAAGCAGGCAGGACTTAAATAGTCCTCCTGCAAGGAGGTTTTATATAGATGGGTAAATATTATTTTCCAGCAATTTTCGATCCAGGTACCGACGATGAACAAGGTTTTACAATAACGTTCCCTGACCTACCAGGATGCATTACAGAAGGTTCTGATATGGACGAAGCTGTATATATGGCGAAGGATGTATTAGCAGGTTTCTTATATGGGATGGAGGAAGATGGAGAAGCAATTCCTGTTCCTTCGGATCCGAGCAGTATTAAACTGCCACAAGGAGCTTTTATCTCAATTGTAGAGGTAAGAACGGATTATATTAGAGATGAAATTGAAAATAAAGCAGTTAAAAAAACTTTAACTATTCCTAAATGGTTAAATGATGCTGCTGAAAATGAAAATATTAATTTTTCTCAATTACTTCAGTTCGCAATTAAGGAACGTTTAGGAATTATAAACAAACAATAAACCTAAAAAGTTCAGATACTCATTGTACTCGATTGTGCAATGTTGTTACTAATTGAAAAAATATAGATTATATGCTACATTCTATCTGTAACTAAATAATTTTATTAAATTAACTTGAGAAGCACTCAGTTAGACGTCTATGACGGCTTACTGTGTGCTTTTTTTGTTTTAAAGGAGGTGAAAAAATGATCATACTTGCAAATATATTAATCATAATAAGTATTATCCTCATTCTAGGGTTCCTGTTTTTGGTTATTGCATGGGATATGAAATTTTTTGTGGGGACACGTTTACACGAATACAGATACTACATAAAAATTGGAATAGTGTCTGTATATATCTTGCTAGCTGTATCAATAATTAAAACAATAAGTCTTATATAGATATTAAGACCAAGACAATCAAATTTTTGTCTTGGTCTCCATTTCTTACCTTTGTGCAATAATAATTTTTAATCCTTCATAATCCCCATTTGTCATTGTTCCAGCATCAAATTTCTCTAACCAAGATTTATCAATCAGTTTTTTATCCACTGCTTGGTGTAAAAAATCACGTACTGCTGCTTTAGTTTCTTTAATCGTAAATTGCATTTTATCATCATCCTTTGCTATAGGTTTAGTTGTATTGCCTTCCACAGTTATTTGAACTTGGTATTTACTATTGGTTGGAATGATTATTTGTCCTTCAATTTTGTATCCCTTTGGCATTATCCAAGTAGATTTAACTTCAAAGTGAGGACGGTCAATTTTGGCTGACCAAACACCACCCCATGTAATGCCAAGCTTTTGTGCAATTGCACCCACTTTATTTAAAGTTGTGACATCATATAAAGACTGTGGAGGACCAACAGCAATATCCCATGCTAATCGTGACTTGTGATTGCTATCTAATGTCCAAGTAACAATCTGCCCTTGTCTAGTTCTCCCCTGTGCATAAAGGTACTTCTGTCGTTCCTGTGAGCGATATGTTTCAGTGATAAAGATGTTCTTAATCCCTGCTTTAAAACACTCTTGGAATAACAAACGACAGGCAGTTTGTGCAGCTGGCAATAGTTCAGATATATCACGACATGTTGTAGTAATGCTTGTCATTTTACATCATCCTTTGGCTTGTCATAATTCAATGCTTGAAGGCTGTCTGAAGCACCTTTTGTAGTTGGGTCGATAATTATACCAAGCAATCCTAAAATGCTTAAAACAGTCTCTGAAATGGCTGTGATTTGAGCATTGTAAATCGTAATATCGACATTAAAAATGCCTGCTATTTGATTAGCAAGCACTAGTAGTAATGCGATTAATGACACCCAAAATTGTTTATGTTGTAGACGGACTTTCCAGTTGATTTTCATATTAAATCATTCCTCCTTTTATAATAAAGGTCAACAATGCTCCCACTAGTCCACCAATAACTAATCTTAAAATCCAAGTTGTGTTGTCTTTAATTCCACCTATATCCTCGCGAATTTCTTTAATATTTGATTCAGCAACAGCCAGACGCGTTTTAACATCTGTCATATCAGTTTCTAATCTTTCCATTCGTTGCTCCATGTGAATCACCTCATCAATAAAAATAGCACCGCTCGGTACAGTGCATTTCTTAAATATTGTTGTATAAAAATAGCCCTCCACAATGATGATGTGGAAGGCGTATTTCCTAGAGTTTGTATTCTTTTTTCTTTCTTTTAATATAAGGAAAAAGTATTGCTTCTTCAAAATTCTCTATTGTCTCAAACTCGTCTAAAACAAAATATGCTGTCACTTCTCCGTAATCTTTATCGTAATGACTAGTAAGTTTTAATTCTTTCAAATAATCCTTTTCTTTGATTTTCACAAATAATATATCATCTGCTGTTTTCATCATTCCTCTTGTAAATACGCCATCTTCATCCAATAGATAATCCTTTGCAGTTAATTCTTTTATAGCCATATTGATTAAATCGTCAGATATTAATTTCGCCATTTCACGCACACTAAGATTCATTAATAACCCTCCTCTTCAAATTCATAATAATTCAAAAGTGGAAAGTTTTCCTTATATTTTTTTGTCATAAAAAATAACGCTAGGCTTATGCCTGCGTCTCCTCTGTTGTTTCTTCAATTGGATTACCATAACCATCTAAACCTAAAGCATTTAACTTCACCAATACTGGTACTTTTAACTTTGCTGGCACACGATCAATCGTTGAGCCTGTTTTGTCAGTGTTTGCAATTAATAATACATATCCATCTACCATTTTGTAGACCTCCAATTTAATTCTTAATTTTATTTTCATCAACAGCGCTCTAAGCATTGTCGGTTGTTCCTTTGGATGCTGCTATTTCTTCACGTAATGCAACTAGTTCTTCATAGACACCTAAAACTGCATCTACAGTGATTAAATTATTTTGCTCAATAATGGATTCTAGTCTAGTAATCCTTTCTTCTAAGGTTTCAGTTGGTTCAGGTTTAATCGGTGTTTCTGTATTAGGGTCTGGGTCAGGCTCTGGTTCTATTGTTTCGATATACAGTGTCCCATCCTCGTGTGCCTTTAGTATCCCTTCGCCTTGTGGAATCGTAGGATATTCAATTATCCCATCTTTTAGTGATTCAGGTATATACTCTTCAACCATATATACCGTACATGTTCGATCTTCGTTAATGTAGACGTAAAACATACAATACGCCTCCTTTCTATTTATGGATTATTTAAACCTGATAACCTTCGAGTAGTTTAATAGGTTTAAGTTTTGCTGAGAAATTCGCATAGGCAGCGTCATTCCTAACTAATACTTCCCCATTCTTCATTATCGAATTTTGACCTAGGTGAATTCGTCTTGTAACATTATCTAGACCAGGCGAATAAGTTAGAGGCACAAAATGATATTGCGAACTCCATGTGCCGTCGTTATTCATAGATAATTCTAAGATGGATTCGTAATAATTACCGTTAATATATACTGGCAACGTTCCCGGATCTTTATATTGCATCCACATTTTGTTTTTATTTGTGTAATCAAATGTTGGGTATCTATGTGCCATATTCTGGGCGATTACTTGATACTGCATTAAAGTATCCAATCGGAATACCATAACTTGTTGGTTTTGTCCAAATTTGACAACAGCAAATGTTATAGCGCCCTTAACATATACATGCGACCATGTTGAAGGGTAAGATGAGGAAGGGGCAGCCATAGTGTTTGTGCCCACTGCTATAGTAGTCCATGTATTAGTAGCTTTATTATATTGTGATTTTCGAACATACCATAAGGTCGTGTTGGCATAGTAAATATCGTATATGAATTGACCATCATCAAATAATGAAACTTGCAAATACGAACCCCCCTGAGTTGGGTGTACCTGTTTTCTAGTAAAGGATTGCGGTATTCCGTTGGTATCATAATTTATTTCAAACGACATAATATACGGCATTCCAGAACCTGCTGTTAGGAAAAACATACCATTAAGACATGGTAACTTCGTTCCTCCAAGAGAGGTGGTCGTTGTAACACCACCAGTGTCGTTACTTAGCCCCGATATCCCATTCACCCATGCGCCAGTAGTTTTATTAAACACACCAAAAGATGGGACATTGGAGGAATTTACACCCCTAACATAAATATATTTATCATCAACAAAATAGTTTACCAACGAACCAGCGTTAACAAAGTTAGAATTGGCTAACGACGATATGGCTACTGCGTTTAGTACCTTCATTGCTGCAAGATCGAATATGATGATGTAATACATATGAATAATCACATATACTTCGTCCCTAACATGCCACTTTTCATTATTCTCTATCCCCACATTTGGAGCTACTGATGGGAATCTTGTCTGATAATCAGTGATTAAGGCGCTTAGATTACCACTTCCTTCTGGTGCAAGAAATGACCTATCGTCTACCGTCTTAATTTTATACATACTTCCATTTTTCGCAGCAAGTCGACCACTAGAATTAATGATTTCTGTCTGCATTGAGTTAACTTGTTCCCATGTCGGAAGATTAATAACATTCGGTGGTGTAACCTCGTTTATGGCATACATGAATGACGCTGCATCGAGTGTTGAGTTTCGTTGCATTCCCCATAAATATGTTTGTCCATCAGCAGCATCTTTGTATTTATGTGGTAAAGTAGCGTCCTTATGTTCATCAATTAAATTAAACAAATTGCCTGCTGCATCTTCACTCAAATTGTCTCTTACAGTAGCAAACCAAGTGTCAAAGTCATTTTTCTTGCCATTTAACCACGTATAATAAAGTTGTTCTTCTGCTTGTCGCCATGCTTCAAAATCTTGCTCTTGTGCATCTATCCAATTTTCTAATGCTGTAGTAACGTCTGTTTGCCACGCTAAAAATTCGGCTGCTTTTGTAACAGAATAATCATTAAACCATTGTTGGTATTGATTAAAAATGGTTGTGGTATCTACTTGATTTACAACACCATGCATAAGACCACACAAGTTATTATTCAAGCGTGTGTCTGTAATAGCAGCTTGACTAATTGTTAATGCTCCTTTAGCTATATAGACATCTGCTAAAGCTAGTTCATAAGCGTCTGCATCTCTTTTCAAAGTTGGAGCGATTGGCGAAGCAGATAACGCACCTTTCTTGACTTCCACACTCATTTTTCTAAGAAGGAAATCCAATCGTATGACAATACGGTCAATACGATTTAGAGTTGAGTCACCAACTGCTATCGATAAATTATAATCCTCATCATTTATTAAGTAATAACCATTGATCCAAGCTTTACCTGGTCTAATAATAACTTTCATTTCATTAGTCCCAGCCATTACTTGTAGACAATCAGAAGGTTTTACAAAAATACCGTTGCCAATGAATGTTGCAAAATACTGCGCAAAATCCTCCGCCTTATAACGTCTATCTCCATTAATGGAATTAAACATCCCGTACTTAATCATTTACTTCACCATCCTTTTAATAGCCTCTGGAAGTGTTGGTACTGATTTACCAACAGTTACATAGATTGATCTTCCATCCTGCTGAAAAACCTCATCCGCCTGCATGACACGACTATTCATTAAAATGTTTAGTTCATCATCCTTTATTGTAATTAGATCACCAAGGAAGAAATCCTCATTATATTTCGTGTTCTCCTTGGTCACATCCAACTCACAATCAAAGCCAATAAACTCCGTATATTCAGCTATTTTTTCTTTACCTTTTGCTACGAGTAATGAGTTGTATTCTCCTGACGAAATAGGCACTTGTTCGCCTTCCATATCTCTTGTATCAGATATTTCTCTGGCATCAATAAAAATTTCTCTCCTACTTAACCCCCTGTATGACACGCCTATAGTTGCTGTTTTTCGAGCTATACCCTCTCCTGCTCCTCCAATTAGAGCAGTCGTTTTCAAGCTATTGTCGGCATCTTCATACTTCCTTTTTAACAAATTACTTCGATTCTTTGACAAAATAATTCGAGGATTAACACTTTGGTTAATCGTACGATTAACCCCTTCGTAAAAATCGTAAAATAGCTCACGACCATTGAACAAGCAGCGCATCCCAATTTCATGAGTGTTGCATAAGTTTTCGCATACTTCATGAACATGTTTGTACGCTATTTGTTGTTGTATTGGTTGTCCTATATTTTTCAATGGTGCTAATTGCACCTGTTGGATTTTACGAGCTAGATCAGTTGGACTAATCATAGTTTCTGTAATAAGTTGGCGCATTATCTTTTCAGGTGTTGTATTGAAATCATATTGTTTCCATAAGATACGCCGATCTGTCCATTGAGTAAGTGAAAAGCATTTAATCACTAGTTGATCTACTCCACTACCATCATCAAATTGTCGATAATAAATATACATAGCTTCATTATCATCTTGGCGGAAAATAATATTGCCCTTTTTCAGCAACTCAATGTTTTTCATTGTTACATCTACATGTAATTCTGCCTCACTACCAATACCATACTTTTTCCTCCACAATAAATAAGAAAAATTCCCGATGAAGCCTATCCTTTCAAAATTCTCATTACATACATAGAGCATGATTACACCCCCACGAATTGAGGTGTGAAGTAAATATCAACCTCTAAATTAGTTACAAATTCTGCCGCATCATAGCGAATTAAATTATCTCCGACATCAACGGTTAACTGAATATCTGAGTCATATGAAAGATAATTAAAATAATTAATCTCTAATCCATTGCGTTCCAAAATGACATACTCATTACCTTTTTGAGTATTAACGGTGACAACATCTCCACCTTGTAAAGTCCCTTCTATTTTGACAATCCTTCCTGTGTCAACCACCTCAACATAAGGGTTAACTACACTACCATTAGCTTTAAAATGAATACGCAAAGGGGAGGCTGTATCACTATCATTAAAGACATTGACCACATTGTTAGGCTCACGGTAGCCCATTTCAATACCGTCTCCATCCGCATCGATTTCAAGTTCAAATTCAAAGGCTGCTACCCACATAGCGATTTCATATTTCTGCTCTTCTGTATACCACCATGGATTAGGGCAAAGAAATGAAATCATAAATTCAGGAATGATATGCTTACTCACAACAGGTGATTTTTCAACTCTACAATCTATATACCGAGTAACTTCACCATTCTCATATCTCAATGTAAAGTGATGTTTAGGATTAAAGAAGCGAATAATCTTTTGCCGATTGACTTCTTTATCCAAGCGAATACGACCATTAATTACAATATTCCGTTCCCTAACACTAGAACCTTTTACATTGGTTCCATCTTCGTTGTAATTCTTTACATTATAGAATTCATTTTCTAAGGCCTCTAAGCCATCAGCAGTATCTAAATAAAAAGGGCTAGACACTGATATTTCAAATGTCTGCCCACGATGATTATCAAATATTAATTTCTCTCGTCTTTGGAAAGACTCTATCATGTTCTAACCCTCCTTTAAGAAAATTGTAATCCCATTTCCTTCAATGCATTTTTAGCCATTCTTGCTGTTTCATATGGATCTAGTGCTCTTGGACTTGTAAAAGTCATGTGGTAATGGTTTTCTATAGTTGAAGTAGAAGTTGTGGAGGACACAGGTGTTTGAGCAATCGTTGCCTTACTTGCTACAGACTTCTCTGCACTACTTGCTAATGAACCATACACACTATTCATAGCACGTTGCAACCTACCACTAGACTGTTCCATCCCCTTGATTAACCCTTCATTGATATTGACCCCAAATCCCATTGTTACCCTTGAAGGTGAATGGATTTCTAATGCAGCAGCAATGGTGTTAGCAATGTTATTAGCGATTTCTTGTGCCTTAGCATACAAAGCACTTGCAGTAGACGAAAGGCCTTCGAGAAGTCCATTTCCTGCATCTACGCCTATTTGCTTTAATGACGAAAGTTCCGATTTCGTACCTTGTGTAACAGTTTTAATTTTAGTTTGCCATTCTAAATTAAGTTTTGTTAGTTGGTCATTTGCAGTTTTTCGCATTTCTTCAATTTTTACTTGAGTATCCATTTTCATACCTGATAATTCTGTTTCAGCTTGCTCTCGTGCAAGTTGCGATTTCTCTTGATACAATGCGCTGTATTGAGACAATTGCTCATCCGTCATACTATTAAGGGCTGTTAGCTCAGGTAATGCTTTAACACCTAAAGCAGAAAGTTCCTCTAATAATTCCTTATTAATACCCCGACCTGAAAGCTTTTCGAACTCAGCTTGCCACTGTTTAAAACCATCAACCTGACCTTGCAAATTGGTCATTAGTTCAAGACCAGTTCGGTTCAAATCAATCTTGAATTCATCGAAAGTACCAGCATAGGACTTCAAAACCTGCTCTCTATTTTTTAAAGCGTCAGTGTATGCCTTTGTTGCTTCTTCTTCTTGTTTAATGAGGTTGTCACTAATGGTTTGGATTTTTGATTGATATTCAGAATTAATCGAGACAATTTGCTTGTTAATATCTTCAACAGCTTTTTGATATTCCTTTTGAGCAGTAATACGCTCTCTTGTACCTTCTGCAAAGAGTTCAATTGATTGCTCCCAAATCGCTGCTTCCTCTACTAAAGACAATTCATCAAGCGATTTTTTATCAGCAATATAGTTTTTGATTACCTCAAGATACTCTTTTTCAGATTTCTCCACCAAAGCTTTATATTTTTTCTGGAAATCAATTTCTGATTTCATTTTATTATCTCTATACGAAGCTTCCAGTAAAGCAATCTCTTGAAGTTCCTGTTGAGTTAACTTACGTTTCTTTTTAGCAGCATTGTTTTGGATTTTGTAGATTTTTTCTAACGTCTTATCATTTTTATCCTCATTCTTTTTATTAAATTCATCAATCAAATTTGAGTATTCTTCTTGATAAGACTTAGATACTGCTAAAATACCATTACCGATATTCTCCATGGCTGCATTAACCTTTGGTGCAGATTGATTTAACCCAATTACCATACCTTCGCCTGTCCACAAACCAATCTTCATAAATTCCCTTGAAGGCGAATGAATACCAAGCAATTTTTTAGCTGTGTTGACTACACCATCCACAACACCTGTAATTGACTCAATCGCATTTGCTGTCATGGCTGAAATACCCTTTATCAAACCATTTATAATATCCTTACCTATGCCAGTAAATTGTTCTGGCAACGATTTTACTTTCTCAATCATTCCATCCTTAATTTCATTCATTTTCTTAACTACGTTTGTCTTCATAGTAGAAACTGTATTTACAAAATTAGTAGAAAGATTTTTAACGAAATTGATAACTGATGTAACCATGTTCGAAATAGTGCTACTTGCATTAGTTCCCAAGTTTTTAAAGAAATTTATTACAGATGTAGAGAAATTAGAAACTGTGGAGGACACTTTTGAGCCCATTGAGGTAAAGAATTTAGCTATGTCATCCCACATACCTTTTAGTACACTCACACCTGTTTTAGCAAGATTCATGACAATCGTTTTAATGCCACCAAAAAATGATAGTGTCATCCATCCTACAACTAAATCAATGGCCCCTTTAAATATTTGTTTAACGCCTTCCCACATCTTGCTGAAGTCGCCTGTAAATAATCCACTGAATACTTTAATGGCTCCCATAATCACATTTAGAGCACCATCTATGACTTGTTTAATGGCATTCCACACTGTTTCGATGATGAGCTTAACAGCTGGCATAACAAACTCTATAACAGCCTTTATGCCATTAAAGACATTCTGAACTGCCTGTAAAATTTGAGCACCTTCAGTGTCCCAAAACTGTTTGATTTGTGCTATTTTTTCTCCAATAAAAGAAGCCACTGTTTCAAATACAGCGACTGCAACATCCCTAATTGCTTGGAATACATTATTTACATTTTCCCTAAATGTCTCAGAATTTTGATAGGCAGCCACAAGGGCGACACCCAGTCCCACTATTGCAGCTACCACTAAAGTAATCGGAGAAGCTATTGCGCCAATTATTGTTGCTAATGCAGGCCATGCGGTGACAAGTCCACCAATAGCTGGCATTAATGCAGCAAAAGCTCCTGCTAAGATACCTACTACAGCTACAATCGCCACAATTGCTGCTGTTAATGCAGCATTATCAGATACCCATTGAGCGATTTTGGCTGCAAACTCTGCAATTGCTATTAACACTGGTTTCAAAGCCTCTACTATCTTTAACAATGCTTCACGAATATTAACTAATGCATCTGCATTAATTGTGTTAATTGCTTCTTGTAAAGTTTGTTGGTTTTGGACAGTTTTATCTTGAGCATCAGCGACACCTTGGAATATCTTAATCATATTGTCGCCTTGGTCTTCAGCTTTTGTCCCAAAAACAGCAACTGCTAACGCATTTCGTAATGAGTCATCTTCAATGGTTTGTAACCAATCAGAAACCTCACCCATCGCTTGTGCACCTTCTTTACCACCTGCTACAACTGATTTTCCCCATTCCTGCATTTGTTTTGTTGAAATATCTGTTTTAGCCAAAAGATCAGATAATGATTTTGGAATTTCTTCCCCAAATGATCTCATTTGTAGATTCGCTTCTTTAACACCATCATTTAAATTCCATATGTTCGTATGAGTTCGCAACTCCCATACCGTTCTCTTATGAACTGCTTTACGTCACCGTAAAGAGCAGACTATATCTTCATCTAGGCAACAAAAAGAGAGCCTAGATGCTCCCCGTTTCCACCATCATATGCTTATGGTGTACGCTTTTCAGCTAGTCGTTACACCTTCATCAAACAAATCAAATTTCCATCCCTCTAAGTGACGGTATTTATTCTTCATTCTAGTAAAATCCTTATCTACTGAAATCACTTTACCAATCAATGTATTAAATAAATGTTTGCTAATTTTGAAATGTAAACAAGCTTCTGTCTTTGTTTCAAATACTACAGTTTCCCCTTGGTTATTGATAGCTTTTATTTTTACAGAAGCTGGGTTCTTCCCACCAGCTATTTTTTCGCCATTCCCATAGTTAGGATTATCTTTTCCTGTATATTTGCCTTTTCGACTTTCACTTATTTTTCTTTTGTGATCTTCTGTTTTTTGCTTCCCTTTTAAAGCTTTCACTATTTTCAACCGTTCGTTTTCTGGCATTTTCCTACCGTATATCGGGGATTTTTCACCCTTTTTACCATACATTCCATTTCTTTTGCCAGAACGAGATATACTTTGTTTCCTTCTGGTTTCGTCAGAAACTATTATTCCGTAATTCGGATGTAATGGACCCTTTCTTCCATACATATGATTAAATTTCCCTGATACAGCACCAAGTCCACCTTCGTCCAAATTTACAAGACTGAAGTTATAAATATATTTATATTCATATATAAACCAGATTTCAGCTTCGTAGGCTTCTTCTTCTGTAAGGTTGTCAGCTAAAATAACAACTGCGCATTCTGTTTTTCGAAACACATTCATAAAACCTGCATTTCTACTTTTATAGATTTGGTACGCTCTATTTCCACAACCTTTTCCTACATAAAATGGCTCGTTCGTATCTAATCTTATCCATTCGTAAACGTAATATTTATTTTCCATATTATCGTTCCTCTCACAATATAAATCTTACATATATTGTAACATGTACGATAGTTCAATTGGTTGATTCAGTAGATTACTATAACTAATTATTTGCTTGATGCTTGGCTCGGTATTGTCTCAAAGAGAGTTCCACCGAATTAGAGGAGTGCACTATAAACATCGCTGCTTATAGGGACAAATAATTATCAATATTCCAAGTTTTTAAGTCTACACCCTTTTCAAAGATTGCCTGAATTTCAGCTGTAGAAAAGCCAATCTGTTTCATTTGTAAACCATATTCAGCAATTGTATCTAATTGTTCTGGAGGAAACCCTGTTTTAAGTAAAGCATTTGTTAGGGCTAATGCTTCTTTATTTGAAATTTGTAATGAAGCACCTATCTCATTAATTTCTTGAATAAGTTCAATGAAATCAATTCCTTCGTAAGATTTAGCAACTACTGCCGCACCTTCTGCAATCGATCTATTAGTTGTGTCACTTGCATCTTTATTTAACGCCCATTGTCTACGAACACCTTCTAATGCTTCTTGACCATCAACGCCATAGGCTTCTATTTGTTTTATCACGTCAAAAACTGTTTTTTTACTCTCTTCTGGTACATCAAATGCAATATCAATTTTAGTATTCAAACTCGAAACATCTAAAGCTTGTTGTACAACCCCTGCAATACCACCGCCAGCTGCTAATCCTGCAACGACACCAGATAATTCTTGACCAAATCCATTAACTGCTTCTTCAGCCTCATTAGCTTCTTGAGTGATTCGTGCTAACTCTTGTCTAATACCACTCAAATCTGCACCTTGAGCTGCTCTACGCAACGCTTCCCTCATTTGATCAATATCTACACCAGCACCTAAAGCATGCTGACCCATTAAACGTAAAGCACGGTTCATTTGGTCAGTAGTTGCTGAACCATCACGAATTGCATTTGTTAAGCGTGTACCTAATAAGTCAGCGAATTGATTGACATCAGTACCCGTAGCCTCGAAAAACGCTGATAATTCACCTGTCGTACGTGCTAATCGATCTTGTTCATTAGCTGTGCTAGCCATTTGAGCATTGAACCGTTGCATCTGTGCTTCAGTAGTTGCTAGTTCTCGTTGGAATGCTCTGTATTGTTCGGCCCCTATTTCACCATTACGAAACTGTGCTTCAACTTGTGATTGAGCTTCTTTTAAAACATCTAGTTTTTGACTTGTGTTTTGAATTTGTTCTGCTAAAAGTTGCTGTTTTTGAGCAATCAATTCGGCATTACCTGGATCGAATTTTAAAGCACGCTCAACTTCTCTTAATTCACTAGTTACCTTATTACTTTCTTTATTAACGTCTTTTAAAGCATCCGTTAGCCCTGTTGTATCTCCATTTAATTCAATCGTAATACCTTTGATTCGATTGTTTGCCATTACCCTCACCCTCACCTACCTTTTGAACAAATAAAAAACACCTGCCAAAAGGCAAGTGTTAAAACATATCGAAATCAGCTTGTGAAGCCTTACGAACTGTTTTCTTTTCTTTTTTATTGTTGGGATTCTTTGTTTCTAGATATTCGTCAATGTAATCTAAACACATACCGAATGTCATCGTTTCTAGATCATCATGTGTTAACCCACATTCTTTACAGAGTACTAGGAATTGTTCGGTACTAACATGATTTGATGAATAATTAGCACCGTCATTTGTTACTTTTTTTTAGAACCTATTGTTTTTTCAAGTAAACCTTGTAATGGTTCAATAATGTCTAAAATCGGGAACTCTTCAAATGATTCAAGCCAAGTCAATGGATCCTTGATTTCATTGTTTGCTGTTTTTGCGAATACCCATGCAATATCATAAAACATGTTGAAATCAATGTTATCTCGCATCCAAACAACTTTTTCATTTTCTGACATGTCATCGAATTTTTTATCTGTAACGCCCATGCTTAATATATCTTTCAACATATCGCGTTGGAATTGCATCATATAACGCTTTGCAACAGCGCCATTTGATTTAAAGGGAATTTGTTTACCATCAATTGTTAATGTAATTTCCATCTATTTGCCCTCCACAATTCAATTATTAAGGTGTTGGTACTTCTGTTGATTCAAATACGTTTGTATACCATGCATCATACACAGCAGGTGTTGTTGTACCTGTAGTTGATCGTTTAACAACCCCATCTGCTGTAGGAGCAGCAATGAATGATAACTCTTGTGTAGTTGGTTCTGTAGTTTCTGTTTTTGTCTCACTTGATGTTCCTGGACGACTAACAGTAACGTTATACAATACATGTCGTGTCGCCTTTACATCGCCATCAAATTCAAACATTAAGGCAATCGTTTTTGGCTTAGAATTCGCTGTTTCAGTAAGTACACCTGATGTTTCATCTAATTGATCTCCTAAAACATCTGTACGGAATTTTAAAGGTAGTTCAGCAGCTTCATATGTGCCTTCATAACCGTTGTTTACTGTAGTAGCATAATAAACGCGATCATCTGCATAGAATTCTGAAGTTTCTCCACGTGGCTCCAAACTTAATGACACTGCACCAGGATATTTCTCTGGTGTACCATAAGTTAATTTTCCATCTGCTGCTTCAGTTGCTACTGCATAATGAACGTTTTTTAAACCAAAGCGTACTTTGTTTTCTGCAAACATTTGAATATTTAATGGCATTAACATTGGATATTTATTTTCTTTCATGTCTATCGCTCCTTTTAATTAATTAAAGTAATTGAATATGTGCATTTAAAAACTCCCTCGTCTCTGATGAATAGTTCATCATAAGACCAAGGGAGTTCGTTTTCATTTAACATATCTTCGATTTTCTTTTCTGCAACTAAATCCTTATCGACCACATATAGTTCAATATCAACATATTTGATTTTTGATAACACTTTATTGTCAGCACTGAAAGTGTCGCCATCCACAACTAAGTAGCAGATGAAGGGAGGCACTTGTACTGATTTAAAATGTGAGTAAGCTACTGGATAGCCAAGCGCTTTTAACTTTTGTGCTAGGTCAGTTAAAGTCACCCTCTGATCGCCTCCTCAACACCTTGGATAAATTCATCAATCATTTCTTCCTCTACTGGTCTAATGTGAACCTGTGCAGGTACACGGCCACCACCAACTTTTGCATGGCCTTTTTCAAGAAGATGAGTAAGTTGATAACGAGTAGCATTGTGGACAAACCAACTTTTCCCCACTTTTTTCGCTCTCCATCCTTTTCGATATGAGCCTGATCTAATAGGGCTATTGGCTTTTAATCTAAGTGCACCTTCTTTTGCTACCTTTTCAGCTACTTTTTCTATTTCTTCACCTACACCATGGGCATAGTTTGCTAGAGTACGGTTTATTTCTGCAGCAAGATCGTTTATATTGATAGTCAAATTATGACCGCCCTTCAACAACGATTGTGACAGTAATGTTCATATCATCATCGTTAATAGCACTTTTAACATCATATACAACGTCGTTATGCACCACTTCGAAAGTTGTATGTTCATTTTTGATAAATTCATCTAATGATTTAGAGTACCTTAATACATAACGTTTCTCGACTTTTGTTTGCTCTCTTCCGGCCCCCATTATTTCGCTACCTTTTAGCGTTTTAACCATGGCCCAATAGCCTCCGTAGTCCTCAAACGTTTCGATTTCTTGTAGTAATTCATCTGTAGTTAAAGTACATTTTCTAATTAATATTCGCTTATTGAATTGAGCCGGATTCACTTGAATCACCGACTTTCAACTGTAAAATCATGTGTTGAACTGAAAATGGAACAATGTTTTGTGCATTTTGTGAAGCTACCTGCCGATTTTCATAATAATGAGATGCAAGGGTAAGGATAGCTAAACGGTGTAAGGAATATAATTCAATTCCACTTGCATCTACTTCATACAAATCTTGTGGAAGGCGAACACCTGAATTCTTCAATGAGTTCTTCGCACTATCTAGAAACAAATTTAAAGTTATGTCTTCGTAATTTCCATCCACACGTAAATATTCCTTAAATTCTTCAAGTAATGTGCTCATTATTCATCACTCTTTTCATCTATGGAAGGCTGTTTTGGAGCTTGTTTTGTAGTAGCCTTTTTAGGCTCCTCAACGACTTTTAAGAATGCAATGCCATATTCTTCATGAACTTTTGTTAAAAACTCAGCGCGAGCCTTAATTAGCTTCTTTCCTTCTGCAGGATATGGATCATCTATCTCATAAATATGATCATCATGGATTTCTTCTTTAAAACGATTAATTACTTCATACTGACTCATTCGGTTCACCTTCTTTCGATAAATTGAAAACCCCTACCCTTTTATTAAGGAGTAGGAGTTATTTTCGCGATACGGAATGCGGACTTTAATTTAATACGGTGATCAAACCAAGCAGTTAAAACGAACGCATTAACGCCTGTTTTAACATCTTTATCTGTTTCATAAAGTACATTTAAATCGTAGTTTAAGTGAGCATATGAGAAGTCGCCTACAATCGGTTTCGTTGCTGCATCTACAAACACAACTGGTTTACCCAAAATTTGCTCTGGTTGTGCAGCGTATAATGTTGCATTACCATTTGCTAATGTTTCAATAATTTCCGAGTAATCAGCAAAAGTCATAACGATTTTTGCATTTTCTCGATAATCTTCATGTAAATCAGCAATAGCAGCTTTAATCGCTTTATAAAGATTTGCGCCTTCTACTTCTTTGATTGCATTTTGTGTTGAATAGAAGCTCATGTGTTCTTCACCAGCTTTTGGAGTTGCAGCAAACTGTACTTTCTTCTCCTTTGCAGCTAAACCTGAACGTAATGAATTTTCTACGTGAGATACTAAATTTGTATGAGTTCCAGCAAGCACAGTTTCTGAAACGCCCGCAAATACTTTTGACTTAAAGCGTCCAAATGTCACTGTAGAACCTTCTAATTTCAGTTCCTTGGCCGTCTCTGTATCCGCAATGAAATCATCATCATCAATCGTGTAAGATAGTTTTGGGATTTCTAAATTCGGCACACTTGTTACAGTTACTAAGTCACGCATTGGATTTTTTACTAATGGCTCAGTGATAATTTCTTGTGCCACTGTTTTCGGTAAGAACTTTTCGCCACCAGTTGCTGGACTTGTATTATCTCCTAATGCAGCATAAACCTCTTGTTCAACAGGTCGATTACGGACAGTTGAGCGAACCAAAGTTGCAAATGCTTCTGTACGTTTTTGTTTCGGATCATCGATTTGAGCTAGTGGATTTTGAGCAAATTTCGCTTTTTGTTCATCCTCCATTTGATCGTGTTGCGCTTTAATTACATCAAAACGAGCTTGCATATCAGCTTTTTGTTCTTGTAAAGCTTTAATTTCCTCACGTGTTGCTTGTGGATCAATGGCTTTTGCTGTTAAATCCGTATCAATTTTTGCTACTTGTTGACCAATCGTAGCCATGTTTTGTTTTAATTCGTATAATGTCGGCATTTAAATGCCCTCCTTTTAAATTAAGTTTAATGACTGTAAATAAGTAAGATTCGCCTTAGAATCTGCAATGATGTTTTGCCTTTCTTCCTCAGAAAGGACTTCTTTATTTGACTGTAGTAAGGCTCCTGGAAGGTTTTTGAATTGTTTTGAATGCTCATTAGAAAGACATGCAACAGCCTTGTTGGCACCTTCTATAACATCACATAAGCCAATATCATAAGCCTGTTGAGCTGACAACCACGTTTCTTCATCCATCATTCGTTGAATTTCTTCTTGTGAAGTCTTACCATCAATCTTCGACATATATGTTTCAATTTGCATGCCATTAATACGTTCCAGATCATCTGCGACTTTGCGTAATTCACTAGAATTTCCGAAAGCACCTGTCATTGCGTTATGGATCATTAACATTGCATTTGAGGGCATTCGCACTTCATCACAGCAAGCCACAATGTCACTCGCAATAGATGCAGCTAAAGCATCTACATGAGCAATAGTACGTGCCTTATGACGCTTCAACATGTTTCCAATTGCGATTCCTTCAAACACTGAACCACCTGGACTATTTACGTATATATGAAGTTCACTGATGTCGCCCACAGCATCTAGTTTCTCTTTAAAAACTACTGATGACATTTCGCCATACTCTTCCCATGCCCATGGAGTAATTTCGCCCAAAATAAAAACATCCGCTGATTTACCATCAACCGATGCTTTAACATCAAAAAATGTTTTCTTTTTATTCATCTTTTTCACCCCCTTCCACAGTTGATGCAGCAGTAGAAGTACCTTTCCGTTCTTCAATTGGCATATCAATTGGGTAAAGGTCACCACTAATCCATAATTGATTTGCTTGGTCGGCTTTATCTGGTGGTAGGTCTTCCCAACCCCTAACTTCATTTTGAGTAAACCAACCATTTCGAATGCCTTGTTGATAGAATGCTGAACGTGTAGTCGTATCACCTCGTAAAAGTGAATTCACACTAAATTTAAAGTAAAATCCAGCTATTCTTTGATCTTGTGTAAGTAATTTTCGATTAAATTCCTGTTCATATTGACGAATAATTGGTGTAAGTGTCATTTGCACAAACTGGATCATCATCTGCTCATTATTTGCAAATCCTCCACCCTGTTCATTCAAAAAAGAAAGTGGAATGTTAAATACATTTGCAACTCGTGTTCGTGTTACTTTTTCAGATGAAATGGTTTCGCCTGGTGTATAGGTCTTTGGCATTTTATCAATTTCAACACCTGGTTCTTGGAATAAAACACCGCCATTTTCATTATAAAAACGTTTAAAATTCGCTATCACTTGCTTCTGTTTCTCTTCTGATACATTTGCTCCATATTTCAAAATAAATGATTCTTTCTTTTCCATTTCAGAAAGAGAAAATTCCTGAACTGCTTTATCATATTGAAGAGTATTTTTTAATACATCCAATGGTGAGATTCCTTCTATGCGATTAGACCCAGTAATATGTTTTACATGAATTATATTCATATTGTGTATATAACTTGTTTTGTTATTTCCTCGTACTTCATACCATAATTCACCTGTTACATCATCGATTAATGGTTTAACTTGTACATTATCAAGAACAACAAGTGATTCAGGTTGCATTAAATAATTTCGTAAAATAATTGAATATCCATTACCATGTTCATTACGTGCTACTTCTAGTTTATTAATCAATTCCCAACCACACATATTTTGATTTGGATTTACTAGTAAATCACTCAAATTGTTATTTTCTACATCATAGTGTTTGTATAATTTAATTGGTAAACTTGAAACAGTGTTCGAAAGCCTAGTAATCACGCTGAAAATAGTTTCATTTGTAACTAATTGTGAATTATCGACACCCCAAAACGTTCTTCCTTGCCATAAAGAAAAATCATACCCCTGCCCTTTCCACGTGGCGTAAGCTGTGTAGAGAGAGGCTTTAACTTTGCTCCATATATTCATTTGTTCACCTCCCTCCAATCACAAATCATTTAATGAAATAAAGGTAATATTTCCTTCTCCTTGTGTAACTACAAATTTCTTCATAACTTCTACGTGTGCATTTAAAAAAGCCGCAAATCCGTCAATTTTACGGTAGCGACTTTGTTTAGTAGGCATTTTATTCTTGTTTCTGTCCTCCACAAGAATGACATTGTTGGTGTACCAACGGAATAACCGATTATTATTGAAAATTACATTTCCATCAATGAAACGTTCTTTTGCATCATCTAAAGCTGGACCAAGTGTTATAAAGCCTTGGCGAACCACTTCTGTTATAAAACCATAAGCTTGTAACATTTCAATTAAACCAAAGGCTTTTGCTGGATCATACATAATTTTTTCAATTGGATATTTTTTAGATTGTTCAACAAACCAATCATAAACATATTCTTTTTTCACATATTCACCAGGTACAATAGTTAACAGCCCCTCTTCTTGTAGACTGTAATAGTCGATTTTTTCGTTATCTGAATCCACTTTTGCTTGCGGAACCCACGTATGACCATGAATAACAACCTCACCAGTTGAAGGAATGGCCCATTCAAGATAAGCACTTGTATGGTCCTCGCTGTCAGAAAGGTCAAAGCCTCCCACAGCAGATGAGGAAGCAGCAGCAGACTCTAATGTCATTGTTTTATCGTTACGTTTTAATACCTCATAATCAAGGAAAGAAGCCTCGTTACTACTTACAAATTTATTAAAACGTTTTGTGATAAAGTCGTTACGTTCTGATGGAGTACGTTTTGCTTTCTCCCAATCTTCAATCATGTCATCTAGTTTGATGGATACACCCATATTAGGATTGGCTTTAATCCACATTTCAGGCTTATCAAATTCATCCACACTATCTAATTCAGCGATATAATAAAACGTTCGTTCATCAACTATGTCACCATTTAATACATCTGCGCCTTGCTCGTAATAATTCACCAACGGGCCATCTAATTGATAACCAGCTGTAGTAATGTAAATAAGCAAAGGTTGTGTACGGCTCTGACGACTGTTCTTTATAACGTTAATTAGTTTGTAATCTTTGTATTCGTGAATTTCATCAAACACCCCGATATGCGTGTTTAAACCGTCTAGCTTTTCGCTGTCGCTTGCTTGTGGCTCTATCTTACTAAATGTAGCATCAAAATGAATTGCATCTCGTAACGGCCTAAAACGTCTTGCTAATGCTGGAGAAGATTTCACCATTGCTTTTGCTTCATCGAATAATAGTCTAGCCTGCTTCATACTGTTTGCTAAAAGAACTACATCAGCACCGTTTTCTCCGTCTTTAGAAGCTCCGTAGATAGTCACTCCAGCAATTTTGGTAGTTTTCCCTTGCTTTCGTGCAACAAAAATAAGCGCCTCTTTAAAGCGCCTTATACCAGTATCTTTATGAACCCAACCGAAAATAGATCCTAAACTAAAATGCTGCCATGCTTGCATCGTTAGTTGTTTAAAAGCACCTTTGGAAGGTTTACAAAACTTCTCTATAAATTCAATCGGCCTATGTGCTATTTCCTCATTAAAAACCCAAGGAAAATCCTCTGTACCTTGTCTTTCTAAATCGTTTAAATGCCTTTCACAAGCTTGTATAACCTTCTTACAAGCTATGATATTGCCCTCCACAACTTGATTGGCATACCAGGTTGTTAGAAGGACTGGAGAAGGCTTTGAAACGATTAGTAAACCATCAATTTTAGAAACTGTCGAAGCCATCGTCAACATGACCACCACCCAACTTAAATTCCTTTCGTTGAGCAGGCGTCAAACCTAAAGATTTCAACAGGTTGTTCAAAGTTTGCACTGTTTTTGTTAATTCAATCGAAAGAGGATTCTTAATGAAGTTCGTTGCGCTCGCTTTATTGGTGTGTTTCATCATCAATGGCATGCTTTTCAATTCAGTTTGCATTCGTTTATAAAACTCATAAGTTTCAACATATAATGTGATCAATTGCTCATCAGATGGTTGGTAACTATCACCTAAATAGCTTCGCAACAATTCCTTTGTAACTTCTTCCATCACTTACCCCCCTTTCATAAATTCATCCGCGTAGCAAGCGAAGGGCCATCGCCGATTCCAAGTTGGTGCCCCCAAAAGTTTTTTGGTAGGGGGGCTATGCCCTAAAACATTTCTTTATTTTGTTTGCTTACTACAACATCAATCTTTGAAGAAATATTTGTTTGTTCTTTCTTTGATTGACCATGAATTTTATTGTGATGCATATGGCAAATGCTCGAAAGATTATCGAGCTCTAAAGCCTTTGTGAAGTCATCTTTCACTTCAATGATGTGATGCACAACATCTGCTTTACGTATTTTCTTTTCTTTTAAGCATTCAACGCATAAGTAATTGTCACGTTTTAGCGCTAATTCTCTTGCATTCGCCCATGCTGTTGATTGATAAAATAATTGTCGTTCTCGATTGCGTTTGTTTTTGTTGTAATAACGATTGCTTTCATTCATATCTTTTGTTAGTCGCTGCCTTCTGGATGTGTTGGCAGTCCATCATCATTCATTGCATATTGTTCACTACACTTCTCACATTCACGTCTGATAACTTTTGAATCTGAATAGAAGTCAACGAACTCAGTTGACCCACAATCACATTGCCAAGCGTTATCAATAGCATCCAACTCATCAGCCAATGCACCAACATGCTTTGCGATTGCTCGTAACTTTAATTGCATTTTGTTTGTGTCCATATCAACTGATGCTGTAATACCTTTAGGTTCTTTCTTAGGTGTAACTGGTTTGCTTGGTCGGTTAGTTAAGCTTGGTTTATCCATTGTTCAGCCCTCCACAACTCTTAGTAATTCAATTTGCTTCTTCAATTCTTCCGTTAATTTTTTAGGACATACATTAGATTGAATACCTTTAAATAAATTACCAACTCCATGATAAAGTGCCTTGAGTTTTGCATCTCTTTCGCGTTTCAGTTCATTAATTTCTTGTGATAAATCAATCATGATACAGCCCTCCACAATTCATAGTCCTACTTGCAAAGTTCTTCAATACATCCATCGGACTTCATGGCATAATAAAAAGCCATACCCATTTGGATATGACTCATTTATTAGCTTTCTTATCCATATCATTTTTACGTTTAACAATATCCTCTTTAAAGAATAGTCTATCTCTAGGCAAGTCTTTGATCGGGTTGAGTACACCACGCTGCACCAGGTTATTTAAGTTCTGTCGTGTGCATTGTAGTATTTCCAGCGCTTCAGTTGTATTGATTATTTCACTTTTAATGTATTCCGTTAAGTCATCACGATTTTTGAAAGAGTAGTTTTCTGACATTCACTGCACCACCTATTTTTTGTTACTTTTAATCATTGTAACAATTGTTGCACCGATAACCAAGACTGTGGCAACCGTAAGAATGATAGTAATAGTCGACATGTAAATCACCTCGAATTTCATTTTGATTGTATATCAGTTGGATTTCATTTATATTTAATGTGAAGGCTAAGGGTGCTAGCCTTAACCTTCGTTTTAAATTTTGTTTTGGACGCTACTTCTTTGAAGTGGTGTCTTTTTCGTTTTCTTTGCTTTTCTTGCTGTTTACTTTTGCTGTCTGCAAGTTAACTAGTGCGATGACTAAGTTAATGAACGCTGTTAGCGCTACTACTCTTTCAAGTTCCATTTCCTTACCCCCTTTCTATACTTTAATTATACCATTTATATTTACTCACGTCAATATAATAATGTAAGTTTTTCCTATTTATTATTAATAAAAATTGAGTAAGGCATAATAAAAAGCCCACACTCAAATGAATGCGGACTTAAGTATTGAAAACTAAGTTATTATAGCGTCTATAGTAACAATTCCTTTAATTTCTTTAAGAATCGATTCTGGTACTTTTTTAATAAAATAATTGTACGAATTTCTGTTGGTTAGTACAACATATACTTTCGAAAGTTCGAATTCAAAGTCGCCTTTCATTCTCCATTCTCTTTCATGAGACCAATCTATAATATTATGTAAATCATTAAAATCCATGGTTACTACTCTCCAGCTAACTTCATCAAATAATTCTGATGCTAATTCTTTATCCTCATATATTACTGGTCTTCCTCCATTTTTAAATATATAAGGTTTAGAAAACATTAAACCAATTGCTTGGTATCGAATTTTCCCACCGAATTCTTTTCGCATTCTTTCTTCATGCAAAACGTTTTGACCTATACCATTTAATGGCGCATCTTGAAAACAAACTGCTTTTTCTGAACCTTTAATAAAACCACTTCTTCCACTGCCTAATAACTTTCTTTCTTTTAATATTTTTATAAGAACTTCGACAGAATTTAAATCTCCCTGTGGTTTAGTGAGATGTGTCAGATACGCACTTATATCATTCCTGTTCCGATGTCTTTTAAGCCATTTAGTAGCATTATAATTATTATTCATTAACACTCCTCCCATCTACCTATATCATAGACTGGAAAGGATTAACTGTGTGATAGGATTTTGATACATAATAAAAAGCCACATCCAATTAGATATGACTTATTATGATTAATCAAATTCTACAGTGTCTTGCACTACTGATACCTTATAAACTTCTTTAGTATTAATTAATATCGTTTTATAATTTTCTGTTTCAGTAAATGAATACCAGAGTTTCTCATTGAAACCATTAGAAATTTCTTCTGCAAATGTTTCTCTTCCAACATTAGTTTTGATTTTATATTCTTCTTCAAGATTTTTGTTAAAGTAAAACTTCACAGTATATTCATAATCCATTAACCAACACCCCCCATCTATCTATATCATGGGACAAAAGAGATGGAAGTAATCAATAGAATTTGAATGATAATAAAAAGCCACAACTCATATGAGTGTGACTTGTTGTTCTATTTTATAAAATCTTCAAGTATTACTCTTAATACTTTATTGGTGAAATTTGTAGCTTTTCCAGCACCACTCACAAAATACTCTTTATTTGACCAAACAATAAATCCATAAAGTTTTCCACTTGTTAAGTCTATGCTATTGTTATAAGAGCGGAATGCTATATTACCTATACCTTCCTGCCTTGCTTCCAACATACTATTATCTGTTGTTAAAGTTAATGTAACTTTATCTTTTGTCTTTTCCAAATCAAATGATAAATTGTTAGATTTAGAAAATTCATCAAAGTATTTGTATATATGTTCTAGCACTTCATTTTGTTCATTCAAATAATCGAAAATATTTGTAACTTCATCAAAATTAAACATATTACCACCTCCCATCTACCTATATCATAGGATAAAATGGAATGGATTGTCATTATAAGAAATATGAAGGATATAAAAAAGCTACACCTGTTAGATGTGACTTTTTATAAAGTTATACAAAATATTTTTAATTCTTTCTACGAATAAAACTTATAAAGTTTACTTTTTGCTCAATTACTAAGTTTAATAAATAGTCTATTTCTTCGTCAGACACATATGTGTTAAATCTAAACACTGCTTTTTGATTTTCTCCTTCACTAGTTAAATAAGGGAATATATCTAAATTACCCGAAAATGAATTGAGTATTTTCTGAAAATCCAAATTACCCTTATATTCTAATACCCAATCAACCTCAGGACTTTTATTGATATTAGCTGTATTCTTTCTTTTCTCAGTATTAGCAATTCTCTTCTCTAAATTTGAAAGTTTATTCAATACAAGAGATAATTCACTATGTTCTCTTCCATCGCTTTTTATTTTATCCAGTATCGCATTATCTTTAATAATTTTTATAATTGGATTATCTGGAGTATGATCAGGATTAGAAATAATATTTTCGACCATATCGCTAAGCGCTTCTTTTAAATGCACTGCTCCTAACATTGTATTAGAATAGAAAATAGTCCTTTGATCGACAATATCAAAAGGTAATTTTGTTCCGTTTTCAGCAATTATTACTACTGGTTTTCCAACCGCATGTCTTATTGCTAGTTCATACATAACATTTGGGTTTAATCCAGTTAAATTAACAATGCATAATTCATCCTCAATAATCCTTGTTATTAATTGTGTGTTGATTGATCCAGAGTCTTTCATTTGATGCGCCACAGTTATATCTTTATCTTCAAATCCTAATTCAAGTAATACTGGCTCTAATACATTTTTTAACAACCCATCTAATGCGTCTCTAATATCACTTCTTTCTCCACCGATAGGAGTTATAATAAAACATCTTTTTTTCGTTTCTTGTTCAGTCATATAGATTCTCCCTATGTAAATAATATAACAATCATACTATTTTTCAGGAAGATATTTCAACTTAATCATATAAAAAGAGACTACCAATTTAGTAGTCTCAATTACTTGTTTATGACATACACGTACAAGCAACGTGTTTATTTGTTTCGTAATGAAGTATTATTTAGCGTATTTCCGTACGCTTTTGATAAAACTTGATAATATCAATTTACACTGTTTTTTAGCGTAATTCGCTATATGGCACAATTACGCTTAATACAATTAATACACGTTGGTTTTAAGTTCTTCAATGAAGCTAAGGATTTCATAATTAGAATTGAGGGAAAGTTCGTTTCCCTTTAGACCTGTATCCTCACTATCCATATCCATAGTAGATGGGTAATCCTCATATTCTTCAATTTCATCTTTAACACTTTCCTTGTAATCTTCCAAAAGTGCTATTATTTTTAAATTTAATCCATGTGAATTATATGATTCATCAGAGGATTCTTTGATTAATTCTTTTATACCTTCTATTGCCTCAGGAATTGCTACTTCTTTTGCATAAGGTGTACCACTATAAAAATCATAGGTTCTGTTAGAAATGAGTTGGTCTAATTCTTTCATCAAATAATCTCTCGTCATATTAAACAACCTCCATCTTTTGTACCAATATATACTAATTAGACCATAATTAATAAGGTTATAATATAATAATATTTTATCATTCGTGTATTGACATCTTATTTATACCCACCCCAATCTTCTAGCCGTTTCATCAATCAGCATATTACGTTTACGCAATACCCTTTGTACTGACATATATAATTTATCCGCAACATGCTGCCATTCGTACGCTTCGTGCTTATCGAAATATCGCATGTCCACAATTGTTTTTTGGTCATGATCTAATTCTTTGTAAAGCTGTTCAAGTGTTGTGATGATGTTTTTCAAATGCTGATAATTCTTATCTTCTGCAAGAATAATAGCTTTATTACCTGTCGTGTCAGAAATACGATTTGATTTGCCACCGCCAATATTCGTATCTGTTTCTTGGTGTGCATTCAACAATTCCCATTCACGATAGCGCAACTGCTTTTTAAGCTCATCTAAACTTGACCAATATTCTTCGATAGTTTTATTTTGTACTGTTGATAATTTACTCATATGCCCTCCACAATTTATAAATGGCATTTTGTGCTTCACTTCTCAATAACGTAGGCATGTGCAGCACCTACCTTGTTTGTTTATTTCTTTTGTAACTAAATACCGCAAAACCCTTCACACTCGTTCATAAAATCATCAAAGGTTAATTGATCCTCATTTAAATTGACTTCCCTTAATGGCTTTCTTGATCTGTGTAAATACAATTCGCTTTCGTACTTCAATCCATTTCTTATTGCGTCATCTAATTTACATGCTGCTTCGAATTCTTCTGTACTACCTTTCTTAATTGAAAGCCAATGTTCATTATCATGAAAAGGGCAAATAATACATGCTGATTTAACTGGTGTAAAACCTAATTCTCTTTCTACATAAGCAACACAAGCTGAACGATCCATATTCACATCCCAAACTAAAGGATGTTCTGCCTCAATCCATTTGTCGTCTATAGGTTTAACACGTTGTATTTCATCTGTGCTAATTCCCTTCCACATATGGACTATCTCTTTAACATGCTGTCTTGGCTTGTACCCTAATAACGTTCTGACCTTTTGTTTTATAACTTCGATTTTATAGTCATTTGTGCATTGTCTTTTACCAATTGCCTCTAGCATTTTACCTCTATCCAATGTATGAAAAGGTAAACTTGAAACTCGTTCTCCTGTTTTAGTTGCTCTTAGAATGTCATCGTAAATATTACCTCTACTAGTAATAATGATTTCTCTGTTGTATTTCGCCTTTACATACTCACGAACTTTGTTGACCTGATCCATCACTGCTTTCGGCTCGTTCCCTGTATCAGCAAAGATTATATAATCAGGTATTACACCGTTTATTTTGCCCTCTAAAGCCATAAGTGTTAGTGCGATAGATTGTGTACCTCCACCAAACGAAAGAACATGTACATGCTTTTTGCCATCATTATAATGTTTCTTAATCAAGAGTTTACACCTCTATCCTAAATCCACACGCTTTTTACTATCCTCAACATTGAAGTTATCTGGATAACGCATTTTCAATTTATCGATGTTCATTTCGCAAATTTGTTCTAGTGTTGAATCGTAGAATTCAGCCAATGTGATTAAATTTTTGATTAACATTTTTAATGCTAATTTCATTTTGGATAAATTCAATTCATGACGATGATATATAAACTTTTTAACTTGTTCTGAAATCTCACCTGATAGGATGAGGATTTTATCGATTATGCTTTCTCTTGAGCCTTCCACAATATAATTAGCTAGTGGCTCATACGTTTCATTTAAGAAGGTTAATAGTCCAAATGCATAATGCGCTACATCACCTATTTCTTTGAGAATTGCCTCACGATCATTAGCAGCACTCAATACCTCTGCACATTCACCGATAAGGCCCAAAGCGTAATTTGTTAAGCCATTTTCATACTCAATGTTATTTTTCGGCTCACCTTTAAACGGCATTGTACGCTTTGATAACTCTTGAAAATTATTTAGTTCCATTTTGTAGTTCCTCCAATTTTCGAATTACCACTGTTGCATATACAGCACCATCAATCATTTCTTCTCGGTAATGCTTCAACCATTCGATAGTTGTATAATCCATTGGATTGACTGTTTTACCGTACTTAGCTAGACCTTTAGCTGTTTGATTTTGTAACAGTTCATTTACCTCTCGTAACACTGGATTAGCTAGAATTTGATCTTCAATTGTCATTAGCTTACTACCTTTCTTCTTCTCAAATTATTTTTGGTAATAATTCCATTTTTCTTTTTCCAATTTCTAATTGTGCATGGTGATACTTTGTACATTTCAGCGATTTCTCTATCCAATTTTTTATTCTTTTTTAAATCCAAATACTCTGCTTTAGTCAGAGTAGTTATTGGCTTTGAACCAGACTTTTTATTTTTTGAATCAGCTTTAATAATCCTTCGTTTATTCACCAGTTTCATTAACTTGTCGCCATACTTGCGGAGCTGTTTACAATTCGAACAATGATTATATTCATTGGCTGCCTGACAATTACATTTGTTTGTAAGTGCATCAACCTTTTTCAATATCTCAATGCGTTTCTCAAGCATTTCTGCGTTCATTTACATCCCACACTCCTCGCTCAATCCAGCCTTCGTTTAAATACTGCTGAATCCATTCAAAATCGTAAGGCATGATTATACTGACTTCGCATCCATCGACTGTCATAAACAACTCGATATACTTCGTAAATGGATTGGGTATGGCCTTCCACAATCTACCCTGTGGTTGTTTCTTTTTCTTCACCGACTGAACAATAGGAATCCCATTGCGCATGTTCATGATTATTAGAAAACACCTTTTTTCAAAGCGTATTTCATATGCTGTTTGAATCTGTTGTAAATGTTGTGACCAATCATTTTTTTAGACATTGGGACTATTTCAAAATTGTACTTAGCTTTAAATGATTCCAATCTACCTTTTAAAGCTTTAGGATCATAAGCGCTGCGGTAATCACCAGTAGCTATTTTTTCATCGAAATCTAATTCTTCAACAAATAGTACGAATCGACTTCCTTGACTACGAATTAACTCATTTTCAAATGCCTGTTGCGTATCTTTTTGTAAATTACCAGTTATCTCATCCACGCCGTTTTTGCGTTCCACAAAACTATTAAGATAAATATCTCTTGGCACTCCCAAATCTTCATTTTTCGGTATCATACATCCATAATCACCAACATCTAATTTTCTAGTTTGAAAAGGTATATCACGCGCAACGAAATATTCTTTGATGTGCTCATTTGATTTTTCACGAGTGTCTATTACTATTGTGAGCGTCTTTAAAATTTTATTAATTTCTGTCTCTGTGTAAGCATAATGGATCATACTAAACCTCCTAACCTATCTAGTGTTTTGTATTTCGATAGATAAACATAAAAGTTGGTACATAATTCACTTTCGTATAAAACGTCTAGAATCGATTGAAAATTACTTATTTTGATTAGCATATAAAACAGCTCTCTCGTACAATTTTTTCTTCATTGCATTTGAAGTTTCATTTTCATATTGTCGATAATCTTCATAAATGTCGTTCCAACCATTTTTAGCTAAAATTTCTTGCCACTCTATAAACAGGGTCAATGCTTCAACATCTGTGCATATCCATTTGTTTAGTTTTTGATTATGCTGCCATCCACAAGATTGATGCACCATCATTTTCATGTGTATTTCAATTGCTTTAGCACCTTCCCATGATTTAAACCAATTTTTAATTTGTGGAAAAATAAGTTGAAACGCCTTTAATGTTGCATTTGGGACAAGTTGATAGTCCTCTAATTTCGGCGATCCGTTTGGTAAAACAACAATTTCTGCACCTGATTTCCATATCTCACTCAAAACTTTTAAAACCTGGGTCATGGCTTTTCTCCATGTTCAAATCGTGCCTGTTTAGCTTTATCTACAGCATTGTTATAGGTTTCTAAATCAATACCAAAACGCATCATATCTATCCAGGCCTTATTAAAATCAGGACCATCTTTATCACAGAAATAATAAGCATGTTCAAATTTAGACATCATCATTACACCTATTTTTCTTAACTGAGCACTGGCATTATCTAAGAAGATTGCTTTTCTAATACCTAATTCGTCATTCATATTTCCTTTAACCTCAACAAACCATTCATCACCATTTGCTAGTTTTATTTCGAAGTCAGGCAGATACCAGCCCAATTTACCAAGATCGTAACCTTCATGTTCGTATTTCCAATCGATACCTAACGCATCAAAAAACACTGCCCATCGAGCTTCTAATCGACTACGAAATCTATAACCTTTGTAAACTGTTTCAATCGTTTTTATATTCATTTTTCACCTCGTAAAATATCACTTAGGGACAGTCGGGAGGGTTTGAACCCTTTTTTCATAAACTTTTCTATATATATTTTTTAAAAATAAATTACCTACTTTACTATAAAAACTATCCCTACTATCCCTTTTATCCTTAAGATAGAATCAAAATCATAAAAAAAGTATTATTAAATAAGGGTTTAAGCCACTTTTTGATTCAGGGAGGGTTGAGTTTCAAACTATCCCTAAACCTTCCCTAAACTCTCCCTCTAGTCACCAGTTTTGAAGAAACCAGTGTCATACTTTTCTAAAAGTCGTACACCTGCATAGTGCATTGTTCCGTTTGTTTTGATTTTGTTGAATTTTTTTCCCATTTCACGACCAAATTTTGTACTCGACATCATATACTGTCCATTGTCACTTGCCCAATTTTTATATTCGTTGAAAAGAGTTTTTGCTGGTACTCGAAATTGAGGAGCTTTTATACAACATTCCTCAATGAAACACTCGATACTATCCATTTCAACGCGATACTCTTGACGCTGTTGTTTAATAATTTCAGGTTCTTTTAAACCATCCTTTTGCCATTTTAAATATCCTTCAACAGCCCAATTTAAAATTGCAGTAATTTCACGTTTCAACTTATTAGTTAAGTTGTAATCAATTTTATTTTCAGGAATTTGAACAGTGAATGGAATGATAGCTAGACGTCTCCAAATTCCGTCATCAGTGCCACGAATAATCGGTTTATGGTTAGTGGCCATCCACAGTTTGAATTGTGGTTCAAAATCAAATTCGTTTTCGTAAAGAAAGCGAGCTGTAACCTTATCGCCACCAGTTAACTGTTTAACTAACCCTTCGTCTAATCGAACACCCTCGTTAGGTTCTGTAGTAGTTACTAACCTGGCACCAGCTAATCTTGCAATGTCACTATTCGCTCCACTAGATTGTTGTTTCACCATGATTGTTTGGGGCTGTATATTCGTTGCATAGCTACCAAACATTTCAGTGATAATGTCCAAGAAAACCGATTTACCATTACGACCATTCCCATACAAAATGAACATCATTTGTTCTTGGGTGCTTCCTGATAACGAGTAACCTACAGCTCGCTGCATGTAATCAATCAAAGCCTTATCTCCATCAAATATTTGATCTAAAAACTCAAGCCATAAAGAGCAACCAATCTTGTCCGTGAATTCCACATTCGAAATCTTTGTGAAATACTTTGATTTGTCATGCTCCATCAATGTAGATGTTTTTAAATCAAGGTAACCATTTTGCACATTGAACAAATCGATATCACTATCGAACTGCGAAGGCTTTACCGATGTTAAATGCTCAGTTTCTTTCAACATATTTGTTTTGCCTTTACTGCTTCGAGTTGCTTTGATGTGTTTTATAAAGTTCTTTCGAACCTCTTCTTCATCTGCTCCCTCTGGAATAAAAAGCACTTCGTTTTTCATTTTTTCAACTGTTTTATCAACCAACATTTTAATCATGCCTTCTTGGTCAATTTGCCATATCTTTCCGTCATAGTAGTACCAATTTTTGCGAATGTATGAATAGCGAATGTAATCTCCATATGCGTCTCTTAAACGTTGCGCATTTCCTGTATCATCAAAACTGTAATACTTTCGTTCAACTTTTTTTGTATTACCTTCTAGTGAAAAAACATCTAAATCTCCGTCTTTTCGCGGTTCAGGATCAAACGTATTTGTACAATCTGCTATTGCCTTTCTTAAAGTCTCATCTCCATAAGTGGAGGAATTCTGTTCCCTATCCCATTTATCACGCATAAGTGATGAACGACGAAAAATACTATCCATCATGTTATAATCACAGTTTGTCCAGAAAGCTAAATCATTACAAAATGACATATCTGCTTCAGATTGAGAGTTGTAAAATTGTTCCCAACCACCATTCATAAATACTTGAAAACGTCCACCAATTTTACTTTTTGTTGCGATGTTTATTAATTCATCTTCAGTAAATTTCGTACCATATGAAGCGTTCGTTTCATTCCGACTTTCTGGAACTTTCGGTTTATGCAGGTATTTATTGTGGAGGTAATTAATTTTGTTGAACTCATCTTCTTCCACACGGGTATATATCCCGATTTGGTTGCCAGTCATAACGAAAAAACGACCACTATCGTACATTTCAATATTCCCACGTCTGCGAGCACCCTCTGGTAATTCACCTTTTGCAATTATATGAATGCCATTGCCACTTACCGAAATCTCACTATAGCTGCACATCATATCGATAAATTCAGAAACGATGTTATTATCGTGGTCATCATTATGAAACCTTTCGATTTCTTCTTTAACACTATCAATATCAATGCCGAAATATGGAGTTTTGAAGAAAAAACCTAATCCATCTAAATTGAATTTTTCAATAGCCTCTAATGCTGTTTCGAAATCAGACCAGGTATTTTCATCATTACTCTTTGCAAGTGAGCCATCATAAGCACTCACTGGAATTTTCGTCATTTTATCTTCACGTGGTTGTAGCTTAAAGCAACACCACTGTTTTAATTCTTTTAATTCTTCTGGTATTGCCCCGTACACTATATCCACCTCCAACCTTTAAAATCGTAATATCCTTCCATTGATGCTCTCCTCTAATTGACAGTTTCATAACAAAATAGTATATTTAGGTTAATGTTACCAACTAACTAACCTATAGAATCCACACATGGGAACCAATGATAGTTTCATGGTTTATTATCCGTGTATATTTTCTAAGGTGGTGGTAATATGCGAATTAAATTCAGCTTAGATGTTGATTTTGAGTTGCCTGTAGAGACTGTATGGTTTCTAATGGCAATAGCAGAAATTGCGCTTGGTCTCTGACCTAGTGCTTTTTTTATTCCACATTTACCGATTTTTTCATTGTTTTTAGGTATAAAAAAGAGAAGTCCGCCTAAAACAGACCTCTCTATGAAATTTTTATTAGAATGGAAGATTATCTTCTGATACTTCGATTGGTCCTTTATTGTTAGCAAATGGATCCTCATGCCCCCCTTGATTACCCTGTCCTCCCTTACTACCTAGGAACTCAATGCGATCGACCATAACGTCGGTAGTGTATACTCGTTGTCCATCCTTTTCATAACTACCTGTTTGCAAGCGACCAACCACACCAACTTGACTCCCTTTTTGTTGGTAGTTTGCTAGATTTTCAGCAGTCTTTTTAAATGCTTTGCACTGAATAAAATCTGCTTCACGTTCACCATTTTGATTAGTAAAATCTCGATTTACAGCAAGTGTGAAAGTACAAATAGCAACACCACCTTGACTGTATCGCAATTCCGGATCTTTCGTTAAACGTCCGATTAAGTTAATTGTATTCATTGTTTGCCTCCTATTTTAGAAGTTAGATAATCTATCAACTTCATAGCTTCTTGTTTTGTTAATTGATTCGACATTTTATTAATACCTAATTCTTTTGTAGCGTTTTTGAAGGTGATATTCTGAGATTCATTATTAATTTTCGATAACTCTGCAACTTTGCCAGTAATCATTTTTAACTGTGCAGCACTTAATTTTTCGACGCCTCCATTATTAGTTGTCTTTTGTTTATCATCAACTGTGGAAGCACTATTACCATCATCGTCTTCATCTGATGTAATTCCGAATACTGCCGAAAGACTATAACGTTTTAAGTAAGTAATTACTGATCCAGTAGCTTGTGCATCGTTTTTAGCTGGAGTTGTAAAAATGGGTTCCATTTGGATGTATTCACCACTAGAGTGCATTAAAACTGTTACTACACCAACTTTATTATCTTGGTTAATCGGGTATTGAATAAATGATAATCCGTGTTTTGGTGCGATTTCAGTGATGGCTTCCACTACATTTTCCAACGGTACGTACTTGGATTTAAAAAATGGATTAGCTTTATCTTTTAAAGGTTGCTTAACCTCTCCTTGAAAGAGAGAGAGGGCCTTCGCTAACTCTGCAATTGATTCTGATTTGTTAATGACCTCCACACTCCTTTTCTATTAAAATGTCACGTTTTCTGTAGGTGCATCTTGTTTCGCTTCTACATTTGCGAATGGATCCTCGAATTCTGGTAATTCTTCTTCAGCTTGTACTTCTTCAATGCTCATTTGACCATCTGGTGCATCTTCCTTTTCAGGACGCTTTTCCATTTCTTCTTTTGCAGAGCTGTATGTGCGTTCAAGGTCTACAAGGAAGTAAAAACCTTTTGAATTGTGCTTTTCGTGTATCTTATGCATTGTTAATGAATCATCTTGTTTTGCTTCAGCAACAATTTCCTCTGCCTCTTTAGATGAATCTGCATACCAACGTTCTTTTTGATTTAATAATGTTTTTGCCAATGAATTATCCTCCTATCGAATACTTAATGATTGATTTTCAACAAGTTGAGCTCCTTCGATTTGCTCACCTGCTTTTAGTGCTTTAGCTAATTCTGAACGACTGATTGTTTTCTCCACCTTGATAAACTGTGGAGGGATAGCAGCATCATTTTCAATTTGTACTGATGTGGATTTACGGAAGCTGAAAGTGAATTTTTCTGTCTTCACCCGATTGCCTTCCACAGTTAATAAGGTATCAGCCATATTTTCTTTAATACGAGCAAGATTACTTTCCATTGCTTTGCGACGATCTGCTAATCGTTTTTCTTCGGATTTAATACCAGCAATGTCCGATTCAATATTTTTAAGCACCATGGCATAGCCTTCTAACTTTTCACCAATATCACCAATGATTTGTGAGAGTGCTAGTTCAAAACCTTCAACATTATTTTCTTCAATAAAATTTTGAAGCATTTTATATTGGTCTGTTAATTCGTAAAGTGTAGCCATTTATTCAACACCTCCATAAATCGCGTTAGTGTCGTTGATGATATACGTTCCACCTTTATCAAAACTGGATAGTTCATAGTAAGTACCAGGCGTAGTTAAAGCTCTATCAGTTGTGATTTCAGTGATTGTATATACATCTGAAGCATTATGTGTGACAATTTGCCCTACTGCTACAGTAGGCTGCACCGCCTGTTCAAACTCACTTACATCAAGACCAAGCGCTCGTCCTAGTGCAATGGCTTTTCCAATGTGTTCGTTGAATACGTCATTTGGATTGCATTTTGCCAGTCCTTTGAAAATCAATCTTTTACTAAAAGCTCCGTAGATTAATACAGTTACTGCACGTTTCTTTTCGTTTACATTGAAGATTGGTATTACACATTGATTTTTATATTGACCAATAGTCATACGGAAACTGTCGTATTCACCGACAATATTTTTAACAAACACTTTGGCTTTCTCAATAATTGCAGCACGTTGTTGATTTTGTGTTAGTGGTTCAATTGTTTCATCTACTATTGGAATTTGAGGATTCAGTCCGCCTTCGATTAGTTCGTATACAGCTACGTTTTCAGGTGTGAATTTCGTAATACCACCATCGTAAACATTTGCTGAATCACCCTCATTATCAACAAAAGCAAGTTCACCAAGGGTACCTTTTTTAGCTTTGTAAAGTTTGCCTTTAGTCACAATTTCAGTTCCTTGGAACTTTACCGATTTATCGAATACAACCACATCACCCTCATGTGCTTCACGATCAACCTTGCGATATTGCTGGCCTTCAAATTCGATGACACCGTTGAGATCTTCTTGTGCGTTTAATAATTTTGGTACATATCCCTCCACAGTAGTAGTTGTGGAAGGCTCAATTGTTTTTTTGCCACGTAATTCATGTATAATTAACTCCAATTTGGCTACCTGATTTTCTAATTCATCTACACGTTGCTCAATAAACTTTGTCATTTCGCATCCTCCTGTGGTAAAATACCAATATCTATAGTCTTACTTTTCTTGTCATCGGTTGCCGCCTTTGACAAGCTTTTTTTTGCCTCAATTTGGGCATTCTCTGCATCTTCTATGTCCTGCCAGTATTCAGATTCACGATCATATTCGATGTGTGAATAACCTGTGCGGTTGTGCATGAAATCACCTACTTTTACTTTTTTCTATAGACAACCATGATGTACTCACCATCATTATTCATTGCGATTTTCACATCAATAACCTCTACAGAATCGTGATACTCTGTTAACCATTCGTTAATTCCATTTTCATCATTGCAATAAACTTGCATCATGATTTCTTCGCCTCCCTATGAATTTGTGCTAATGCATGAAAAGTATTTTGTTTAGCAGCTGTCATCAATTCAAAAACTTGATGTGGTGTGTACCCTTCATCCTCAGCAAGCCTTGCCATACCAGCTACAATCATTTGTAATCCTAAACTCGAATCTAATTTCTGTGTAAATTCTTGCGAATGCATAAACTATTCACCTCTCTTCATGATTGAGCTGCACGTTTTAGCGCCAGTGTCTTTAGCAAAGATGTGTATAAGGCATCTTCTAACGGTTGTCCTTCGGCTTTGGTAATGCCAAACTTCTGCAGCTGTTCAATGACTGCTTTGCGTTTCAATTGATTCACAATCGACATTTAGAAAATATCCCTCCGCATATGCTTTCGCTTCTTCTATTGTGTCTAACATCCCAAATACTCTTTGTTGGGCAAATTTGTACTCACTTTGTTTGGTGATTAATTTATCACCCAATTTTTCGAATGGGTACTCAACTTCTGTCTCTCCCAAATCAACTAAAATAGCATCCAATTTACTTTGTTCTACTCTAAGCATTTGCTCTAAGTGATGTATTAGTTTGTTGCGTTCTTCTGTGATCCTTGCCTCTACTTCGGGATATTCCAGCGCACCTTCTAGGTTTTCTATTGCAACGTGTGGAATTGAAAAATGTTGACTGTCCAACTTATCCACAAAACATGTTTCGTGTCCGTTGTCATGGCTTGCATGTACCATAAGCAACTTCCCTGTTTCTGAATGACGAATTGATAGGACTGACAATTTTGTACCTTTAACGTTAATTACTGCTTGCATTTTTATTCCTCCTTATATTTCCTTTCTGCTAAACTATTGGTAGAAAGGTAGGTGATACATATGGCTAAGACTGATAAAGAATTAACTGCTGAAATTGTTAGCACGTATGTTACTAGTTGGAATGGTAACGGTAAGACAAGTCCTGTTAACTTCACTGAACTTACAGATTTAATCAAATCCGTTCACAAAACTCTTCGGGAATTACCTGAAACAAACGAGAAGTAGTGTTTATAGACAGTTCAACATTTACTTCAAAATATTTTTCAAGAACTTCTAATTTATTTAGGAGTTCTTTTCCTTTTTCTAAAGAATCCACTTTCACATTGATATTTAAGGTCATTTTTTCTCCCACAATCCCAACCTCCAAATAGTTTGATAGATTTACTTCTGACGTGATGCTACTGCTTTAGCCATTGCCTTTGCGATTAGTGTTACTGGTACAGGCTTAATTTTCATTGAACTCTCCTCTCCAACTCGTTATCTTGAAATCGCTCAATCTTCGCTACAATATGGTGCCATTGCTGTATTTCTGTAGCATTTAATATCCGTGGTAATTCACCATAACGAATCATGATTTTGCTATTACTACGTGTGATGATCTTGTTTCCGTTGGACATTTAATTCACCACCTAGCATTTTTCGCTCGCTTATTCAACTCAGCCTGCTTAACCTCATCCGACATTGCATTCCAATCAGCTACTTTGTATTTCATTTGGTTTCACCACCTAACCATTTATCAATATCATCCAGGTCAAACAGCAAGACACCTGGAGCTGGTTTATTAAATGGGATATCCTTTTTTCGCATTAAGTTGTAGATAGTTGTCCTCCCAATAGGACAGTTATTAGAATGTAAATACTCTACTAACGCTTGAACCCCTCGGACTTTACGCATCTCATTAACCCCCTTTTGTAGAAGCCCTAAATTTCTAAAATTTTGCAAATATGCTTTATGTGTTCTTGTGCCTTAGGCCCATCTTTACGACCACGAATAATATCTGATAGGTAAGCATTTGAAATGCCGACCATTTCAGCCAATTCCTTTTGGCTCATTTTCCTTTTGAAAAGTTCAGAACGAACTTGTGCTCCTAAACTTCCTGGCATATTTCAACCTCCTTAAATCAATTGACGTTGCTACCGTCATGTAAGCTATAAGTTCGATTTTTATATACCGTCATTGGCTCGGTATCACAGCGCTTTACTGAATTTGGAATAATAAGCTAAAATATTAGCTAATTGTATTGACATAAACTAATATATTCATTAGTATATAGACATAGCTAAATAAGACTTTTAAAAAGCCTGTAACAATACATTTATTCCGTTCCCCAACGTCAAAATGTTTATACATAGGTAGTCTTTTTTGTACTCTTTTTTAGCTAATAAAATAGCTTATGTTCACTTTACTAAAAAATATATTAGCTGTCAACCAAAAATATCTAATATATTTATTAGCAATGTTGCGCATGTGAAAGGAAACATTGATATGACAACGTTAGAACGCGTTAAAGAACTTTGTAAAAGTAGAGGAATTACCGTCAAACGATTAGAGGAAGAACTAGAAATTCCACATAATACAATCTATCAATGGAAGAGAATAACACCTAGTTTAGATAAAATACAAAAAGTAGCTGACTTCTTTAAAGTGTCGGTAGATTATTTACTTGGCCGTACTGATATAAAAGATCTTCCAGAAGATAATACAGTCCATACTATTGCAGCACACCATGATGGAGATGAATGGACTGAAGAAGAATTAGAGGAAATTGAAGAATTTAAACGCTTTGTAGCCATGAGACGAAAGGCGCGTCAACAAAAAGGGGAGTAGCCCATGCATTTATATGATGATTTACTGATAGAATGTGACAACTTGGGTGTAGAGGTATATGAAAGAGATGATATGAAAAGCAAAGGTTTATATGCTGATAACATCATTTGGGTAAATAAATTATTACCTTCTATCATTGAAAAATACTGCATACTTACTGAAGAGATAGGACATCACTACACGACAGCTGGTGATATCCTTGATCTAACCAGTATTGTGAATCGCAAACAAGAGTTGAGAGCACGCGGATGGGCATACATGAGACTTGTTCCCTTTTCAAAAATAATACAAGCTCATAAATTACATATAGTGAATCGTTATGAATTAGCTGATTTTCTTAATGTAACAGAAGATTTTCTAGATGAGGCTATCGAGTGGTACAAGAGTAAATACGGTTTATATGTATCTATTGATAATTTCACAGTTTGCTTTGAACCATTAGGTGTAATTGAATTGTTTGATTGGATTGAAAGACCACTATTAAAATATGGAACATGATAATTATTTTAGATTACTATAAAAATTTTTACCCATAAATAGAACATACATTCTTAAAGGTGGTGATTATTATGTGAAATTAATAAAAAATTTAACTAAAGAAAGGAGCATAATCTTGGCAAGCTATGTAGTATTAGAACCAGCTAAGAATGGTAAACCACGAATAAAAATTACTGTGGAACTTGGATATGATGAAGAAACAGGAAAACGAATAAGAAAATATAAAACAGTTACATTAACCAGTCTCTCTGATCGCGCTATTAAAAAGGCAATTACTGAATTTGAAATTACAGTATCAAAGATGGATATAGAGCAGATTATTGAAAGTATTACCTTTGCGGATTTTCGGCAACGATGGATGGACAACTATGTACGGCTAGATCTATCCCCTGCTACAAAATCTCACTATTTACGAATTTTAAACACTGGAACTTTTGAAAAGTTTGACGACATGAGGATGAAGAAAATAAAAAAATTCCATATTGTTGAGTACTTTTCAAATGAAAAAAAGGAAGGAAGAAAAAATTTAAGTAACAAATTTAGTATACTAAAAAGTATTTTTGCTAAAGCAGTTGAGTGGGAAATCATAAACGAAAATCCGATGAGTGGCATAAAGGCTCCTCATGTTGAACCTCGAAAAAAAGAACTGGAGTTTTATGATGCTCAACAATTATCACAAATGCTTGAAGCGATAAACAATCTGAATTTAAAATATCGTGTTATTTATAAATTAGCATGCTTAGTGGGGCTACGAGAATCAGAAATAACAGCACTTAGATTGGAAAAGATTAATTTTGTGAATAACACAATTCTGATTGATCAAGCTTTGAAGTATGATACGGAGGGAAAATCTGAATTAATTTTAGGACCAACTAAAAATAAAAAGTCTCGCATTGTAGCTGTTCCAGAAAAATTTATGGAAGAAATTAAAGAACAAGTACATGCTCAAAAAAAATTAAAAATAAAATCAGGGAACGCTTGGAAGCCTATGAAAGATGAAGATGGAAAAGATATAGATTTTTTAGTTACATCGCAAATTGTTTTAGGATATCCTATTCTCCCCTCATCTCTTGGCTCAACATGGCACCGACATGCTAAAAAGCTTGGACTTCCTAAGTTGAACTTTCATGCATTAAGGCATTCATGTGCATCTTATCTATTAAGTAATGATGCTAATTTTAAAATCATACAAGAACAATTAGGACACAGTGATGTAGGATTGACAATGAATACTTATAGCCATTTGACTAAAGAAGATAAACGAGCAGCAATTGAGTTATTCAATAAAATACTATAA